CCAAGTGATACATTTACCGCATAAGCATTTAAAACAGTTGCTTCCTGTGTTTGTCCGTTATCCCAAATTGAGATTGATTCAATTGTTTTCATTTTTATTTATTTATTTATTTATTAATACATACAGTCATAGGTATCTATAACTACTCCTGAATTGTTTATTTGATACGAATAACCTCCAACAGATGCACCTGAAACTTCATACCAAAGGTCGTTTCCTTGAAATGCAACAGTTAGCGAACCATTTGTAAAAAGCTGGTCACCTAAAAACGGACTTAATACAGACGAGTAAACAGTAGTAGGAAATGCTTGACCAAAAATACACGCACTTGAACCTGTAATTCTAGGTAGTGAAAGCGAAATTGGATATCCCCCAGCCACCCAAGTACTTTTAGGTACTAATTGGTTAGATGCGTAATCTTCCATATACGAACTATCAAGAACGTATTTAGTTAAAGCATCATTTTTAGTCATACATTGGTTAGAAACGACAGTTGACTGTCCAGGCTGCAAAGTAAAATATCCACTTTGCGAATCTGTATAACTTACCATTTGATTCGATTGCAAATCACTCCAAGCCATTATTTAGATTTTAAAAGTTCAATTTCTTTTTGCATTTCAGCCATTCTGTTGTTCAATAATTCCACTTGAGCAACGAGGACTTCTACATAGTTAACAGATAAAAATCCTTTATCGTCTTCATTAACCGCATCTGGCATTACTTTTTGAACCTGTTGAGCAGAATATCCAACGTGTTTTTTATTATCCCTACCGTCTTTCCAAAGGTATGTAATTGGTTTAATATCTGAAACGTTGTAATCGTAATCTGTTAAGTCTTTTAATCTATTATCTGAACTGTTAAAAAATCCTGTTGCTCTTACATTTCCATTAACATCTAACTTAAATCCTACGTCTGTGGTTGTGCCTATTAATACGTTGCCACCTGAAGTGATACGCATACGTTCTGTTGAAGCAGTACCAAAAACTAAATTAGCAGAAGAATTTAAAGTTCCAATTGCTAAATTTGATGTATAAGTAACATCTGTGACAATAACTTGACCGTTACCAGCTCCAAATAAATTACTTCCTGTTTGCCCAATATACATATCACTTGCAGATGCGTGAATTCTTATATATTGATTTCCTGTTCCAGTTCCGTCTCCGATTGTTAGTTTTTGAACAGTACTTGTTGTACCTATACCTACGTTGCCTGTATTTTTAATTATAAAAGGTGTGTACCAAGCTCCTAAAGTACGATTATAAACATCTATATTAAAATCTTCTGCAACATTGTTTCTAATTGAAAAACTATTCCCACCAAAAGTTCTTGAACCTAAAGTGTCTGAAATAGATGCAGTATAAAAGTTTGTTGTAGATGTAACCTGACCGCTTACTCTTAAAGTTCCATTAACGTCAAGTTTGTAACCAGCGTCTGTTGTAGTTCCTATTAGTACGTTGCCATAAATAGCAGTAGTTGTTGTTGAGCTATTACCTAATACAGTTGTGTTTGAACCTAATCCAACAACATTATATCCGATTACAATTTGATTTGTTTGGTTGTCTGCTAATGCTTTTGTTCCAAAACCTAAAAATATAGAATTATTAGATATTGTATTTGCAGTTGTTCCATCAGCTATATGTCTTCCGGCATTCCTTCCTAACGCAATATTTTGACCTCCAGTAGTATTTCCGTATAATGCCGATACTCCAACCGCTGTATTTTGACCTCCATTATTATTATATAATGCTTCCGATCCAACCGCTGTATTTATAGAACCAGTTGTGTTTATTCTAAGCGAACTAGCTCCAAATGCAGTATTAAAACCTCCAGTTGTATTTGAAAGTAATGATTGATGCCCAAAAGCAGCATTATTAGTTCCAGTAGTATTAGCATTTAAAGCACTTGCTCCTACCCTTGTATTAGTTGCAATAGCTCCTCTTCCTAATCCTATATTAACACTATTAATACTAGCATCTGTACTAATCGAAACAACAGTTCCGTTGTCAGTTATATTGCTATTCCCAATAGCAGTTGAACCTGTAAATTTAGGAATGTAATTTGTTGTTCCTGTTCCCGTAACTGGGTTAGTTAAAGCGTTTTGTTTTGCATTTAAAGCGTTTTGTAAATCTGTTTGGTCTCCTAAAGTTCCAGTGATTGCACCCCAAATAGCACTGTTAGAAGCGATTTCAATATAAACTGAACCACTCCAACGATATATTTTATTGTTATCTAATGTAACGTATATTTTTCCAATTTCACCTGTAGCAGGTAAAGCAGCGTAGTTAGCCACTTCAATAATGTCATCTACATAAGAAGGTAATTCTGAAGCAGGAACTTTACCTCCTACTAAATTAGCTTTTAAATTTAAAGCATTTTGTAAATCAGTTTGGTCTGATAGAGTTCCGTATAAATCACCCCACTTGGCAAAAGAACCACCCTTGTTAATGTTTACTTCAACTACAGTAGGTGTAATGTTTAAAGTTACATTATCTGCATTATCAGTAACGCTAATGTCTACAATTTGGTCGTTTGGTTGTGCAGTAACTTCAATATTGTTTACAATTTCAGTTACACCAATAGTAATATTATCACCCATTTTTTTATCTTGTTACTTCGTTAGTAATATTGAACCCACCTTGTACATACGTTTTAACTACTCCACTCGCTAAAGTAATTTGTATATCGTATACATAATTGTAAACAGGGATGTCTATAATTTGTGTGTTAATTTTAAATTCTCCATTTGTGGCATTAGTTATGGTAATACCTGCAGAAGAAACCGAAGTAAGAGACAAAGCAGCTACAGTATCTGAATAACTCTTGCGTAATTGCATTCTAATAGTTGCACCTGTTAAGTTAACAACTGTATCGTTAATCTTTAATTGAAAAGCAACCTCATCAAAAGTGTCCCCTTTTATATGTGTAAATTGTAAACTCATTTTTTATCTTTTATTTTATTTAAAAATAGTTGCAGTTTTTTTACGTTAACCGCTTTTGGCTTGTAAGTTTCTTTTAGATTACCCATTGAAATCTTGATTTATCACTATATTTTCTTAATAAATGTTTTTGATATCCATAATTTAATTCCAAAACTTTACAAGCTTCTTTTAATCCGTAATATTCAGTATTTGTTATTTTATCAATTACTTTCTTTGAATTATTAATAGATATTTTCTTTTTATGTTCTTCAGAAAACTTTTTATTTTTAAAATATTGGTCGTTACTTTTATAGTATTCTATTAATTTTAATCTTTGTTTTTGTATTTCTTCAGAACTTCTTTTTATTCCTTTATTCCAAGCAGGTTTTCCTAATTTCTTTTCACTCATTATTTTCTTTGTTTCTAAAGAATGATAGTTTCCAAGATTACCTTCACCACCTAAAGTTATGTTTGATAAATTTTTTATTCCATATTCGCTAATTAAAAAAATTTCTAATTCACAAGCAGTTTCCCAATCTATATTTTTAGCAATTATTTCTACATCATAATTAGTTTTATTTACTATATTTTTCCAATGTGTATTTCTGCCATCTTTTCTATACGCTCTTTTTTCTTCTTTACCAATACCTATATAAAAAATCTTGTTAGTATCTAATCTTCTATGTCTGTAAACTATTGCCATATTATAAAACCCAACCTGTGAAAGAACTATCTGAATCAGGGAACATATCACCATTTGAATTAGTGTTATATTCTGGAAAAGTTGCTGTGTTATAACAAATGTAATCCAAGAATCTATTTGTGTAGTGTTGTGCAATATCCCTTTCTTTTTCAATTAAGAAATCTACTTCATTCTTTTCTACGTTTGTACTATTCTCACTATTATGTTTGAATACACCTTTATTAGCTATTGTATAAGCTGCAAATGGCAAGTATTCTACCATAGCGAAGTGTATTACCATTGGCTTGATATAGTCCTTTAAAAGGGCTAAATAAGGATTAGCCAAAGTACCCGCTACAATATCATCGTTAATTTTATCAAATAACTTTGTACCTAAATAATTTTGAATGTGTATATCTTGAGCAATCTTTACAAATTGAATGAATTTGTCTGTATCAACATTACCATTCATTGCAGTAAATTTTACTATATCTTCTCTTGTTACAAATAATGATTGAGCCATATTTTAATTTTCTTTATTATAGTCAGGATGATGTCCGTGATTTGGCATATCGTATGGTGTCATAGCAACCTCTTTAGGATTCCTAACTCTATATCCATATTTTTCTGCCTTGTTTGTACTAATTTGTGTTGCATTAGGATTGGTAACATCAATTTTTACGTTATCAAATGAAACATAAGTTTGTCTTAACCATTTGTGCTTACAATTAACTCCACCTTTGTATAAGAATAAATCATAAGGTAATCCTTTGTGACCTTGACCTGAGTTTACAAAATTAGAATTAGTGTTTACTATATCTTCTTTTCTGTAAAGTTTATCAGCTCTTAACATCTTATTGCAGAATTCTCTTTCGCCTGATTCAGCACCTGAATATTTATATCTTGTAATGAATCTAATACCATCTACATTTTCGTCTTGTGAACTCTTTGCATTAGGTCTGCCTGTAATAGCAGTTGCTAATTTCTGAATTAAAGACAATTCTTTCTTTTTAGGATTATTTAAAGATTCAATTTCAGCATCTAAATCTTCTTCAGATTCTACATCTACTTCTGTTTCATCAATCAACACCCATTCTTCACCAAGTTGTTCACCTTTATCAATTAAAGCATTTGCAATAATCGGGTCTGTATGTGCAGACATTTTAATACCTGTTTCTTCTTCAGCAGTTTCTGCATTCATTCCTGAAGCATCTACAAATTCTAAAGGTTGTATAGTCTTAAAGTATAATTTTAAGCTAATATTATTAACTGCTAAAATTTCATCAATAGCATTAATCAATTCAAGTTGGTAAGGTTTAATTACTATGTTATCAAATAACAAAGTAGCAGTTTTAATTTCATCTGCATTGTTACCTAATCCACCTCCAGTATCACGAATACCCAAAAGCATAGGCGATGTAACTCTATGTCCTACAATTAACTTTTCAAAACATTCTGTACTTAAATATTCGTAATGTGCTGGTGCATCATTTAATGGAATATCTTCAACTGTAGTTTTAGATTCTGCATTAGCGTTAAATGCTACAATTACTTTTTCACCTCTTGAACCAGTTAATTTATTTAATACGTCACGTTTAATTTTGTCACGCATTTCTTCAGAAGGAATACCATTGTTAAAGTTAATTACTTTAGTTCCTGAAAATCCGTTTTGAACATCATTAATCAAGTAATCACTAATTTCTTCTTCTAATTTAGCATAAGGTAAAGCACCTGAATAATCAATAGGTGTGTAATAATGAAATCCACTAACATAAGGATGTACCACATACATTTCAACTTCATTACCATTTCCGAATCCAAATGCAGGAATTCTTTTAGCTTGTTCAGAAGGCTTCTTTTTAGTCCAATCAGGGTAATAGTACCAAGCTTCAATTTCTCCTTTATCATTGCATTTTTCAGCTCTTAATGTATTCATTGGGAAGTGGTCTATAGATTTAACTTGACCTTTTTCCATTACAACTTGCATAGCACCCATTCCAAGCATTTTACGCTCCATAGCTACTCGCTTTAACATATCACCTTTAATGATACTACGCATTTGTGCATATTCATTAGGTTTACGATTAGAATCTAATGCATCTAATCCTTTACCATAAATCATATTGGTAACACCAGTGATAATAGCATTGTTTGTAGCTGAATACAGATATCTATCAATTAAGTATTGAAAGTAGTTATTATCTACACCATACTCAATATAGTCTGATTTCTTATTTTCTTGAATTACAGGGCTTGTATAAGCACTTAAATTTACAATTGATATATTACTCATAAATTATAAAATCGTTATTTGTAGCGTTTGCCACATATTCATCTTTGTTGACTGTATAGTTAACTATATTTTGATTCGTGCAAAATACTTTATCTTTGTAAACCACTTCAGCACCATTCTTAATAGTTAAATTATAAAATGTATTCTGTAATAAATCAAAAGCAGTAGTAGTTGTCAAATAATATTTATCTAAAGCAAATGATGCAGAAATAGTTTGAACTTCATTAGTAGTTTCGTTTCTTAATACAATAGTATCAGCACCATAACTACGAGGTATGAATTTTAAAACTTGTGCAGCTTCTTGTTCTTTTAAGATTATCATTCTTTTTTTTATTTAATAATAAATCTATTTAATTATTGTTATTTAAAACAAAAAAAGGGTAGCCGAAGCCACCCCTTTTCCAATCAAAAAAACAAACAATTATGACCCTGAAACTACAGTGAAACCAGCAGAGGTTAAAGTAGTAGTCAAGAAATTTGCAGGAACTGCTTCTTGTCCTGATAATGTCAAAGTATATCCTGACAAATCACCCATAGCAGCACCAGTTACAATTGTACCACCTGATACATCCATTCCGTGTTCTAAACCACACAAGAATAAGTTTCCGTTGTTGTCTTCAACTACAACTTGTGGGCGACCATAAGCTAATAATTTAATTTGTTTGTGGTCTACAATAGACAATTTCTTCAAAGTTAAGTTCAAAGTTTGTTCAAAGAATGTAGTTCCATTTTCTCTTGAAGAAGTAATTGCTTGTTCGAATGAACTATTACCTTTCAAGTCATATTTGTATGCACTTGGAGTACCTGCAACCGCACTAATAGCATCTGTATTAGTTACGTCATAAGTTACCCCTGTCATATCACCCCAGTTTACAAAGTAAACCGCTTTTAATCCACCATTGCTATCTTTGCAAGGTTCAATTCTACCTAATGAAATTTCACAAGCCATTTTTTATATTTTTATAAGTTAATTAAAAAAAGGGATGGTGTTTATTCCACCACCCCTCTCGTTTTAAAAAGATAGCTTAAATTATGATGCAGGAGTGTAAAGAACGATATCAGAACCGATTCCGTATTGTACACCTGCTGTATAACGCATTACAACTCTTACATTTTGACTTCCGTCAACGTCAGCCATATCGATTAATTTAACTTCGTTATGGTCAGACAATAAACCTGTACCAAAGTATAAGTTAGATTTTTCAGCAGCCATCATAAAGTTGTTAGCCATTCCATTAGCAACAAAGATTTTAACACCATCAAAAGATAATGAACCATTGTTAAACCATTGTGTTCCTTGAGCATTTGTACCATTAGCACCTAATCCTGATGCACCAAATCCACCAAGTTGTCTCACGTAGGCGCGTGCAACGTTTTGAGAAACGTATAAGTACAAATCTTCTTTTCCGTAAAGTGCAGCAGGGATTGCGTCAATTACCTTACCCATTTCAGCAATTACATTTGAAGCTGTAACAGAAGTTCCAACCACATCAATAACAGTTGAATCAGCAGTAGCTAAAGTTACTAATCCATCAAATTGTCCAGCTGTAGCATTAGCGCCTCTCCAAATTGAGATTTCATTGTTTTCAGCAGCTTTAGCAGCAACGTGTCCTAACAAGAAATCAGCAAAGCTTGGTGGCAAAGAATCAAAAGCAGAATATCCCATTTCAATCGCTTCCCAATCTGACCTAAAGTCTTTTTTGCACAAAGATAGGTTAATTTGGAATTCCTCTGGAACCAAAATTCTTTCAGTTAAAGTTACAGTAGATGTAGCGTCAAAATCACAAGTTGCGTTTTTAACTAATCCGTCAGTAGCAATTTTTTTAATTACTTCTTTGTATTTAACATTTGGTTTAACTTCGATACCACCATTTTCGATAGTAGAAGCAGAAAGTAAAGCTGCAGAAATATATTTACCTGCAAAACTTCCCGAATAAGTTGTAGTAATACTTGTAGTAGTAGCCATTTTTTATTTATTTAGTTTATTATTTATTAAAAATTTTTGCCATAACTCTATCTTGTGTAGTTAAGGCTCTGTTAGATGCGAATTGTTGAATTTTAACTTCTTTAACTTCAGGTGAATGTGTTAATGGTTCAACACTCAATTCAACTTCTTTAGATTTTAAATCATCATCAGTTTTGTCTTCTTCATCAGAAGATAATTTAACACCTTTCAATTCAGCAATTTCATTTCTTAATTTTTCAATTTCAGAAAAGAACATTTCTTTAGAAACAGATTCTACAATCCTTTTAGGAGTAGCCATAGGAGCAGATGCTTCAACTTCTACTTCTTCAGCAGGAGCAGCAACTTCTTCTTCAGCTTCAGGGGCTACTTCTTCAGGCATTTCAACAGAAGCAATAATTCCTTCAACTTCAACCTTTAAAAGCATTCCGTCTTCTAAAAGGTATTCACCTACAGGCATTGCAATTCTATCTTCCTCGTTAACTATAAAAACAGCCATTTCAGGTTCAAAAGCTTCTGCTTCGATTACCGTGCCGTTCTCAAGTTTCATTTGGGCAAGTTTTACTTCCATCCCAAGCAAAGTCTTAATTTCGTTTAAAACACTCATATTATTTTTATATTAATATTAATATCTTTATAATAAAATAAAAAAAGTTTGTTATATTTTAAATTATTTGTTTTATATTTGCATATATAAATCCGCCAAGATTAAAATATTATAATTCCCTCTCTTTTAGTTTACTTGGCGGTACTATTAGAGGGGGTTTTTATTTTTAAAATATGTATTTACCTAAAAAAGAAAATTTAAAAAAGCTTGACAATCTATATAATAAAGTAGATTGGGATTACCAATACGATAAAGTATTTATTAGAGAACAAAATAAGATTCAAAACTTACAATATAAAAATAGAGTAAATATACCTAAACATATAAAGCAAGAATATTTAGATGAAGTTTTAACTTTGTTTAAAAAGCACTTAAAAAAAGGCGGTACTGAATTTGGATTTAGATTATACTTAATGGAAAATTATTATGTATTTCAATGTGTTTGTTGTAAGAATGAAAGATGTGTAAATGATATTGATATTGTATTTTTAAAAAAAGAAATAGTTGTAAATCTTTGTAAATGTTGCAATAAAAATATTGGTGACAAAACAATTAAATCTCAAATAAATACAATAAGACAAAAAAATAGAAAAAAAGTTGACCACATATTTAGATTCAAATCTAATGTTAGAAGTTTAATTAGTGGTTCTTTTAAACGTGGCAATAATCAATTTACTAAAAGAGCAAAATCAGAAAAAATATTAGGTTGTACAATAGAAGAATTTTCTTTATTTATTAAATCTAAATTTACTGAAGGAATGAATTTTGAAAATTATGGTAAATGGCATCTTGACCACATAAAACCATTAATTTTAGCTAATACAGAAGAAGAAGTTATAGAGTTAAATCATTATAGTAACTTTCAACCATTATGGGCTGCTGATAATCTTAAAAAAAGTTCTAAATATTAAAAAAGGGTAGCGATTAAACTACCCTTATATATTTAACCGTTACTTCTAACAATAGTTTTTACACCATCTACTACAGTTACTGTAGCACCACCTTGTCGAACTGTACTACCAATTCCTTGTGATTGTAATTCGCCATCACAATTTTCAATTGCATATTTTCCGTCTTTACCAAGACATCCCCTGTTACCGCCTTTTGGACTTGTTGTTTTTCCCATAATTTTAATTAGTTTATTTATCATTTTTTATTTGTTCTAATTTTCTTTGAGCCCATTCTACACCTGCATCACCACCCCAAGCTAACCACATTAAACGACCACAACCATCACCAAGTTCCCTATCAGAATTTTGTCTTTGTCTTTCAAATGAAGCCATTCTTGCAATAGTATCTTCACTTATTGGTTCACGGTTTGCTAATTGGTTTGCTCTTGCTTTACCTACTGCAGTACCACAACTACCCCAACCATTTTCTTCAGCATAACGCAAAGCTATTTTAGCATTTTCAGTAGCTTGTTCAGGGTAGTCTGTATAACTTTCTAAACTAATCTTTTTTTTTTCGTTGTTTAGAATTATATCTTTAATCTTATTTAGTAATTCTTCTTCTTTTTCTAATTGCAAACTCATCTCTAATTTATCTGCAAAATATCCTTCAATAGAAAAACCTTTTACTTTACCAGTTTTTACAAAGTCATTCCAAATAGTATCATTGTTTACTTTCATACTAACCATCCAAGTTCCAACGGGTGCATTTAAACCATATTTTTTAGACTTGTCCATTTCAGTATCTTCAACAATCCAAGATTCAACTACAGATAAATCATTTATCTTTTTTTGGTGTTCTAATGTAGCATTGTTTTGGTTGCTATTCATTAAGAATAATTCACTTGCCTTTTTTACTGTAGCATCTGAAAAGAAAATATAATATTCATCTTCACCATTGCGTCTGTAGATATTCTTGTTTGGAATTAAAGCAGCACCCATTAAGATACGCTTTTCTTCATCTACTTTTGCAAGTTGTAATTGTTGATTAAGTGCTATAAAGTTTTCTTCTATTGCAGGAAATTCTACAACTGAAATAGCTTCAACACCACTTAAGTCTTCTTTTTCGTCTATTATTAATTCTACTATTCGCATTTTATTTTTATTTATAAATTAAATTATTTGGTTTTTGTTAATTACCTAATGTAGCAGTGTTAACAATATTTCTATCTAAGCTTTGTGCAGTTGTTACATCATTACTAACTACATAGGCCTTAACAGGTGCCTGACTACCTAAAGATTGCGCTATTTGGTTTTGCCCACTTGTACCAACTACGTTAAATGTAGGTGCAGCAGGTGCAGCAGGCGCTGACCCACCATTATTACCACCACCAACACCAATACTCGCAGCGGCATTACCACCGCTTGACAATAATTGTTTTGCCCTTGCTATATTACCAATAACAGAAGCTGCAGTAGAAGCGTACGATACGACTCTTGCAATAGTACCAATTCCAGGAACTAATGGAAAGGCTAATTGAGCAGCAACCCCTTCAGCATTTGCTAATGTAGATGCCTTAGAAATAGCTACTGCAGAATCAATACCAATTTGAGTTAATGCAATTGCTTTAGATATAACTTGACCTGCTTTTGTTTTTGCCAAACCTGAAGCTTCTAAATTAGCCACTATATTAGTTAAGTTAGCTTTTGAATTTGCTATAGCTTCATTCTTTTTCTTTTCAAACTCAATAGCAGCATTTGCTCTTTCTTCTTCAACTAACCTTTCAGCTTCAACCCTTAATTTATTGTCATCAACAATTTTTTTATTTTTAGCATTGTTAGCAGCAATTTCTTCAAAGTATTGATTTTTTTGTTTTAAAACTAAAGCTTCTTTTGCTAATTTTACTTCATCTTCTACAACTTTTTCTTTATTTATATATTCTTTTCTTTGTTGTAGTGCTTTTTTATTAGCTGCTTTTCTTGTATCAGATTCTTCTTTTATCTTTGCAGCACGTTTATCAGCAATATCTTTTACCCTTGCAGCTTCTTCTTTGTCTGCTCTAATTTCAGTTTTACGGATAGCACGTCTATCACTTGCGCTTTTTTCTTGCAATGCAAATAATTCAGCTTCTGCTTGTGCTTGCTTGTCTAAATTTTCATCACTTACATCTGATAAACTATTTGCTAATTTAATAGCCTTTAGCTTCTTTTCCGCATTTCTTAATTCAGCTTGTGTTTGCTTTTCTTCAGCTATTCTTACTGCTTCAATAGCTTTTTTCTTTTCAGCATAACTTGCATTTTCATCAGTTATGATTTCTTTCGACCTTGCTAAATCTCTGTTTAACCTTGCACGTGAAACACTTAACGAACGTAATGAATCTTCTACTTCTTGTAAATACCTTTTAGCAGTAGCGGCCTGTTTAAATTCTTTTTCAATTTCACTACCAAGTCCACCAACTGACTTACGAGCTTCAGCTAAAGCCCCTTTAAAGTCTCCAGAAAAGAAATTAGCAATAGCTTTACCAGCAGATAAAACCCTGTCTCTTAAGACGTTTAAAACCGCACCCAAACCATCCATTATTTGTTCAAGTTTGTCAGCACCATCATTAGTAGAAGCAAATGCTTTATATAATAATGTAACCGCACCAACTACGGCCAAAATAGTTGCGCCAATAGGGTTAGCTGCTAAAGCTAATAATTGAACACCTAAAGTCTTTGCCCCTTGAATACCTGACTGAAAAGCTGGCGATAGGTTAGATAAAGACTCACCTAATTTATTAAACCCGCCTTCGTTTACAGATTCAGTTTCTTTCTTTAAACCTTTTGTACTTTCTTTAGCGCCGTCAATACTTGTTTTTAAACCATCTATTTTTTTAGATGCGTCAGGTATGTTAGTGGTTATTTTTAATTCTACTGTTTTTACTTCAGCCATTTTATTTCTCTTTTAATTTGGTTTAATCCTTTTTTCCAACTGTTTGGTAATTCGTATTTACCTTTAGCAATTTCTATAGTTTCACTTTCTCCGTAATGGTTTCCAGTCATTAAAAGATTTAGTATTTCTTTTATCATAATATTCTGTAGTCGTTTATTAGGGTTAAACTTACTTCGCCTGAATTTAAGTCTATGTTCATATTATCAATTAAATACCTTGTGTCACGTATTATAACCCTGTCATTTAATTTTAATTTAGTTAATAGGCTAACTGGTAAAATAGCTTTTAAGTTATACTTTCTTGTTTTTACATTGTATATATTACTCAAATAATTATAATAGTAAACGTTATACAAACTGTTTGAAATTGGTGTTAATAATAAAGAACTAATTTCATTACCAAAATTTAAACTATAATTTGTTGAACCAATTAAAGTATCTTGCCCAAAGCAGTTGTATGAAGTAACATTAGTTGTAGTTGTATCGTATTTTAAATAAAAATTACAGCTTTGTAAAGTGTTATAGTCGTATAGTATAACTGGTTTTGGTTGGTAGTTTTTAAAGTCTTGCTTTAGTGCGTAACCTACCTGCAAATTTTGCCCAGTTAATTTATTGAATAATAAGTTTTCAAATGGTAATTGAACACCATATTCACCACCATCGGTATCTAAATCAGCTAATAAATCGCCATACTCTATTCCGTTGTTAGAAGCATAGGCTACATTCATTAATGATTCTGACTTTTGGTATTTAAAATTAATTTTTTTATAAGACTGTAATCTTTCAACAGAAATATCATCACTTAAAACGTATTGAGTTATATCTGTAATATTTCCATCAGCATACCAAGATTCTAATTCTTGTATTTCATAAACGTTTTTTTCATAGCTAATACAGGTCAAGTTAAACATCTTTAAAATACCACTAAAGAAATCTTCTACTTTAATATCTGGCATAAAAGAAGAAATGTTTACCAATCCTGATGTAGTTGAAGAAGCTTTGCTTGCAGTACCGTTATTGAAGCCAGTTACAAATACTGTTAAAGCATTTGAGAATGTTAATGGTGCTTCTGATTGAATATAAAATTCATAGCTACCTACGTTTGCAGGTAAATCAGATACAAAGTTTAAAAGCGTGAACGTATTTGTAGCAGTGTTTTTGTTTGGAACAGGAAACGTAGTAACTAACGAACCATTTTTATAAAGTAATATTTGGTAATCAATTCCAGTTGTAGCTGCAGTAATACTCAATTGAACAGAAGTATTAACAAAAGTAGAAGGTTGAACATACGTTAATGTGCTACCTAAAAACCAACGACTACCAACTGGAAACCCTGAACTTGTAGAAAACTCTATTTTAGTCAAGCTACTTTTAGGTACAAAAGTTTCAGCATTCTTTAACCATAAAAAAGCATTTGTAAACCTTGCATCAGTTAAAAAGTCGCCTTGGAATGTAATACCATAATCAGATTCTATTGTATCAAACACTTTACTCAAACGTAATGCAGGGAATAATTCGTTTGTTAATATAGCACCACCTGAAGTAGTTATGTTTTCAGTAGTTCCTGTTTCAGTCCAAACTCTATTCGAAGTGATTAATGGAAACTTAACATCATTAGTTATTGCACCACTAACCCTATCAACTACATCGCCACCAGTATAAGTAAAGTTATAGTCGCTAAAGTCTAAATCAAATAATTTCTTTTCAGCAAAGGTATCTTTTAAAGAAACCAAACTACCAAAAAAAGTAATTGTGTAATCTTCAGGGATACCGTTTTTAATATTTGCTTTTTCTAATTGTATTTTACCTTTTCTAAATGGTATTGTGTCTAATTCAATATAAGCATCTTTTCTTTTTCTTGCATCAAAGCCGCCATCTAAAGAACTATTATACCAGTGGCTAAATATTTTATTATTGTTTTCATTTGCTGGCACTGTAAAAGATTGGCTAAAATCTGTTCTTACTTTAGAAATATCACTAACGTCTTGAACTGAAGATGTAATAGAAATCTTTTCATCCTCAAATAATTCAACGCGATTTGATATTCCGTTAATGTAAATATATAATCCTATTGTTACCATTAAATAACGTTGTTAATTAGGTTAAATGCGTAATCAAATTCTATTTCGTAATTAATGTTCTTGTCTTGTAATGATGTCTTTAATGTAGTTGCTTGCGTTTTTACTTCAACTGGTTTACCGTCTAACAATACAGTTTCACTTAATAACAAATCTTGTATTAAATCAGAGTAATTTTCAGGAACAAAACCAGAACTTAATTTTACAGTTTGCTTACCATTAATGTTAAATGACTTACTTTGTCCTTTAGATACGTTGTAGTTAATTGAATCTTGAAGTAAGTTGTAGTTACTGCCTTCTACATTTATATTGTCTGTACGGCTCTTAAAAAATGTTAAAAATTGCCAACCACCAAAGCGGTTAATATAAGAACAAATTACTGGCGAGTATTTAGGTTCACAAATAGGTATAACTCTATACTGAAAAGTAGTTTCGTTATAAGTAATAGTTAATGTGTTGCCTTTATTGTATTTTACGCTTGTAGTTGTTAATGGTATTTTGAGCATTCCTTTTGTTTCTGTGTAGCCAACTACCAATTCATTTCTGCCTCTTAAATCCTTATAAGTAGCAGTTATAACATCTCCACCTGCAGGGTTAATTAATACGTTAACGTATGGAATTGATTTTGTAATGTCATATCTAATTTCTTTTGTATTGTCTGACAAAAGCATAAAAGTATTTGAAGCATTAGTGTAATTATAACCATCAGTAAATAAAGTATATCCGTTAGTTCCTAAATATGTAGTAGTATCTAACAAGGTATAAGAACCTACTGAAGTTTCTTTAAAGCGTTTAACTTGTACGTTTGCCCACATAGTAGTTGAATCAGTTTCTCCTGCAGCGTAAACAGGTGCAACGTTGTCTATATATTCTTTTACAAAGTTACTGATATTATAAACGTTTTCAGTTTGTGTTGAACTTGCAATAGATTTACTAAAAGTATATGTAGCAGGTGTAGGCACTGAACCAGTTCCATTCCATATTCTTAATTCTATTTTAGAACCTACTTGCCCTGATTCATTTACTGTAATGAAGTACGGGCTTCTTGTATATATTATCATTTTGTATTTTTTAAATTATAATCTATCATTGTGTCTATGTCTTGGCTAAATGCTTTAATTAAATCTGTGTCTATGTATTTTTTGTATCCTGCTTCAAATGGCTTTGTAAAAAATAAACTTGGTTTAATACCCCTTGCCCAAATGTTTCTAGCCAGTATTATCCCTATTGTTTTATAGCTACCTTCTTTAAATTTACCTTTGCTATCCCTTAACCTTAAATTTTTACTTTTTGCCCAATCAGCCAAAGGTTTGGAAGGTGGTCTTAAGTTTTTAAAACTATACGGGCTATCAGGCGCTTGTTGTCCTGTTATTTTTGCATTAGGCGAAACTTTGGAAGGTTCAGCACCCTTAACACCTTTGTCAACAAACTGGCCGTAATCATCCATTGAAAAGCCTACAATAGAATAACTATCTTCGGTAATAACTTCCCCTTTAATACTATTGTATAAAGTTTTAGTATTGTTCTTTTTGCTTTTAGATAGGTTACTCCTTGATTGCTGAATAACGTAATCTTTAAAGCGGTTTAATATAATATTTACTTCTGTTAATTCCATTAGCAGATAGTCATATCATTTTGTGCAACCACGTTAAAAGTTACCGTTACACCTGCTACCTTGTTTTCAAACCTATCAACAAAGTATTCTATATTGGCACCGTCTTGTAACTGGTAACCGTTAGTGTATAAGTCGCCACGTCTTAGCATTTCAAGTAAACGTGTTGCAACCATTTGCTGAGTATTTAATACATCTTGCTCGTTGTCATTACCTGTAAATATATCAGTAGTAGCTTCTTTTGATTCATCTACTATATCCATACATAAAACAGAAATACTATAGTTAAAAGTATTACCGTTGTAAGCAGCTGAATTAATCATTATATGGGACAATGGAAATATAGTTTGTTTATTTAAATCAACTTTAAATATATCGCCCATTGTAATAGTGTTTACAAAAGCATCAGCAGCTAACTGGTCTTTAATTGCTTTGCTTATTTGGTAAAATCCTTTCATTGTTTTTTATTTATAAGTTTCATTTCTATTTCTGTTTTTTCCTTTTCAAATGTTAACCAAGTTAAACTTTGGGTGATTGGTAGCTTGGAAACTTCATCAAATCTTCTAACGTTTCCTTGAGCAAGAGCATAGATACTTGAATACCATCCCCAACGTTTTCCAAATTGTGCCTGTTCAGAATATTCTGCAGCTCCTGATTCTCCTCCAAATAGTTTATCGTACTTTTCAACAAGTCGTTGCCTAAAGTGTAAAAAAAAACCATAGCCCCTAACACTACGTCTAATGGTGCGTGGCGCATTACGTCAGCATATGTTACAGAACCTTTGTATTCTTCTATTTGGTATTTGTTTCCTAACTTATTTGTAATAGGCCTGTATAATACCGCCATCGCATTGTGCATAGTATCCCAGTCTGTAATGTAATTATCTAAATCCATATACTCGCCAGTTGTCATATCGTCAAGGTTAGGTATAAACCCAAACTCTACACCGCCCATTTTAAACCGTTGTATAAATGCGTTTTCTTTTGTAAATAGTTTATTAATATTAGCAGTAATTTCAGCAACATCTTTGTATCTAATTTGAGCTACATCTTTTAAATCTATACCGCAAAACAGCTGCACCATTTTCTGCTGCAAAAATTCTCCTTCTTCATTGTCTTTTGCTATAGATAAAAACTTTTGGTACTGCACCAGCTTTATATCATTTAGCGTTGTTGGTATTGTTAATTCTATTTTCATTCTGTTTTGTTTTATTTATAAATAAACATTTCACATTATTGTATTAAAGGCATAAAAAAAGGCAGCCATTTCTGACTACCTAATTAACCAACATATTTAAAACCTAATTAATCTTCATCTGCCATTTCGCAATTAGTATCACAATATGATTTGTGACAAGCTTCACCACAATACCTGCATTCGTTTTCAGGTTGTTCGTTTGGGTTTAAAAAATCATACCATTCCATAATATTAGTTTTTAAAAGTTTCTTCAATTGCTATTCTACCTATTAAAGAATTTACTACATAACCAAATAAGTTATCTTGTTCTTCTTTTGTTGCTTTAAAGAACTCTTTTTTAAAGTCAACATTATCATTTAAAAAGTTATTAAAAGAGTTTAATAAAAATTGTTGATTGTTGTAGATGTTGTTAGTTACAGTTTCAAAGTTGTTTTTTAAAGTTTCCATAATTTGTGTTTTTGTTTGTTTTAACTTGTACAAATATACAAAGGTTATTAACAATACAAAACTATTTTAAAACTTTAACATTTCTTTAACTTTTGTTTAACGTTTAAGGTAATAGCCTTAATAAAATTAAATTACTTAAGGTTACACCCTTAAATATTGTTCAGCAACTTTATACATAGCCTGCATCTTTTTTATTTCACCAATATTACGTGGCAAGTTAATTACTACCTGAACACCTTTAACGTGGTGGATATAACATTGTATTACTGCTATGATATTACCGTATGTCATTAGTAGACGTAATAAGTACCCTTGTTTGGGTTTTCTAATTGTGAAGTAATTGCATAACGCATTGCATCAATAGCGTGGTTGTATGCGTCTATAGGTTTGTTTAATTTATTACCCTGTTTGTCTGTCATCCAAATGTAGTTTCTTAATTCATTAATTAAGTTCTTGCTTCTTGATGTAACATAAACTTTATTTTGGTTAATTAAATTAAGGCCGTAAACGATGCTATCTCTACCCTTGCTAACTGGTAACACATTGTGTCCGTAACTATTTAACTCAGCTATTGATTTTGGCTCAGCACTATCAGCATAAACTATATCTTCAACGTTGTTTGTTTTAAGTAAGTCGCTAATATCTGAATTTAGTAACCCTTTTTGGTATATTAGTTCGTCAAATATGTAAGCATCATTGTATTTGTACATAGCTATTAATGAAGTTGGATCATTGCTATAACCCCAGTCCATTCCGTAACAAAGTAAACGGGCTTCAGTAGGTAAGTTTATTTCTTGCCAATCAGGAATACATACACCTTCTAAAGAACCTGTTAACCCTAATCCATATACTTGCCACCAGTTAGCCCAATAAGCTGAAGTTAATGCCTTAACCTTTGCTGATTCTATTTCTTTTACAATAGTGTCAGCTAATGCTTCATTATCTAAATAGGTTAATGTAATAAAGTCTACATCATCTTGCGTTATTATTTCCCTATCAACCCAAAATAAACTTGAAGGGTTATAATCTAACCATATTTCCCCACTGGTTCTAATTGCTAATTGGTAGTATGAATCAAAGTCTACATTGTTACACTCATTAACATATAATATATTTCTTCTTGCACCACGTAATTTATCAGGCTGGTCAACTGAAAAGAATTCAATATAACTTCCATTGCCAAATGTATATTTTAAAGTAGACTTATTAAACTGATTGTCATTGTACCTACCTAAAGCCATCATTATTTTTAAGAAGTCTTTTAATGCACCCCTACGCAAATGTGGTATAGATTCAGAAACAACACTTATTTCAAGGTTAGACGTTTTTATTGCCCTGTCTATTAGTATTGGTAAAATAGAAAAGGTCTTAGAGGCAGATGTTCCACCCCTAACGACCTTAATACGCTTTTGTAGACGTAATAGCTTTTTTAAAGCAGTAGTTACTATAAATTCCATTATCGTTTCTTACAAGTCCCCTAAATCATCTAAGTTGAATATAGGTTGTTCTGTTGTTAGGGTTACATCTTTTGTTTCCCTTGGTTTACCTGCATAGTAGTTATAAAATAACTGCGTAAATTTAAAGTCACCACGTTCCAAGCCTTTTTCTAAAGCTGAAAATGCTAATGGTTCTAATGGCGAAAGCTTTTCAATTAATGCTATTTCTTCTGCTTTTGGTTTACGGCCTGCACCTTCACGCTTGCCACCTGCTTTACTTTTATTTTCCATTTGAAATAATTTGTTTATTCAAAGCAATAATAACTATTTGTTATATTTGTTAGCTACTTTGTTTTTGTTTATCATAGCCTTTACATTTATTACAGTATAAAGCATCGGTTAATTGTTTTGCTATTATTACCCTGCAGTTACGACACAAAGTTAACCCATCAGTATTATTATATCTATGTATTGGCTTCATAACTTTTCTATTTCTTTTTTAACTTAATACCAATATGCAGAACCAGTTACATTAATTAATTCATTAACCAATAACAAACAACATTCTTTACAATTATAGTTTCCAAATGTATAGTCTATATAAGTTATATATAAATCTTTTGCTTTTTCTTTTGGTTTCATATATTATTTATTAAATTTTGCTTTATAATATTGTTCTGCTAAATAAAGTAAATCTGTATTTTCATCACATAATGAATGTTTTGAATTCCAAAATGCCATTACAATTTCTTGCCTTTCCATTTCTTTTGCCTGTTTAAATAATGTTTGGCTAAATGGTATATTAGGGTTGTTAAATTGTTCTTCTAACCATTCTATAGGTGTTTGTTTCATAGTTAATCATTTATAAATTCATATTCATCTTTATATTTTTGTAGGCCGTTTGGTTTATTATTTAAAGCTAAAGATAATGAAGAACGATTAATACCAGTTTCCCTGCATAGTTGTATCATACCGCTAAATACTTTACCATCAGATTTTCTTCTAATTGGTTTCATTCTATGTAATTGTTCTTTTTGCATCTTTAAACTCTTATCAGATAGTTCTACAAAGTCATATTGGTTTTTTCTATTATGGTATTTATTACCTTGTTTAATTTGATTTAGATTATAATAGTCTATTGCTTCCCATTTAGGTTTTGGTAAGTCCCATAGGTAAGATGTGTTATCGTTTCTTAAAATTTCTATTATTTCTGTTATCTTCATAACTTTTCAATTTCTTGTTTAACTTCTTGCCAATAAATTATTTCTCCATCATTCAAATCACAACCCATATATTCTAAAGAGTTATTTATGATTTCATCAACTGCTATTAATGCGCATTGTTTACTTTCGTCCCAACTTAATGTTTGACCTTCTTTATTAATTCCAAATGAATAATATTTTCTAATTAATTGTTCTGCTTTTTCTTTTGGCGTCATAATCCTTTTTCTTTTTTGAATATTATTAATAACTCATCAGTAGTAAATCCAGTTTTATTATATTCATATATCCACTCTGCAAACTCAATAGCGTAATCATCTGCTATTGTTTCAGCGTTTTGAATATCAAATCTTTTACCGCTTTTAAATGCGTCTATAAACTTTTCTTTTAGTGTCATAACCTTATGTTTTTATTCATTGAATAGAATGCCTCTAATCGTAAAGTGATTAAATCGTGTTGTTCTGTTCCTTTAGTAGCTTCTAATAGGTTGTTTAGGTTTTCAATTATTTTGTATTCGTATCTTGGTTGATTCAGTTCTTTTTCTAAATCGTGCAGCTTCTTCTTAAATATGTCTTCTTGTGATAATTCTTGTTCTACTTCACCGCCCAATAGTTTTAATATTAAATTCTTGCAGTCTAATATCTTTGTGTTGTATTCTTCATACATTGAAAAGTTCTTTAGTGAATGTACTACTGTAGCGTGATTCATATCAAAGTCTGCCGCTATAGATTGTAAGCTTCTTTTCTTATATAGCTTTCTTACTAAATAGAAGTATAATGCTCTGCCTTCTATTATTTCTCGCTTCCTGCAGTTTTCAGTTATATCTACTTTTAGTTCTCTTAAGATTAATTCTTTTATCTGATTTTCCATTGTTAAAATAGTTTAGTTTGATTTGTATGGTTTACTATTCTTTGTATTGATTTATCGTAATACTCTTTGTCTAATTCACAAGCAGTCAATTCAAATCCGTAATCGTGACAAGCTATTGCTATTGAACCTGAACCTAAATGTGTGTCAAGTATTTTAACGTTTCCATTATTACAATCAGTACATAAATATCTATAATGTTCTTCGTGCTTGTGGTCACATTTTATTTTAGCATACTTATCTAATATCCATTTGTATAATTGTGGTGGTTTTTGTGTTGGATGAAATTTTTCACTTTTGTTTAAATATGCAGAATATCTAAATATTTTATTTGCACCACTAAAAGAAGTCCAAGCATATTCACAATCTGAAAATGATAAACCTTCAGGTATTTCTTTATCCCAAATTATAAACTTATTACATATTCCTAAATTAAAATAATTACCACCCCATATAATTTGATTTTTTGAAACTCTAAAAAGTTCTTCAAAATACTCGTCACTTGGTATTGAACTATCCCAATCTTTAGCCTTCCATTTTCTATTTTTAGCTTTTGATGCTTTTGGTGTATTACCTATACCCATATTCATATTAGCTAAATCAATTCCATAAGGAGGGTCTATAATAGCTAAATCAAAATAGTTATCAGGGTAACGTGCCATTAAAAGCATATTGTCCTCGTTTGTTATTGTTATTTTATCTGTTACTTTCATATCTTAAAGTATTCCTCTTAATACATATTGGTTCAAATCTACTGCTTCATTCTGAAAGAAGTATTTGTAATTGGCAATACCTTGTTCAAGTTTGTATTTACCTTTTTGGTAGAAGTCGTCACTACATTCAAAGATTCCAATATCTAAACTACCTTTGTCAATACATACAAATACGAATTCATCTACTCCAAACATTTCTTTATACATATAAGCTTGTAAGTCATAAGAGTATTTATCTGCTGAATATCTAAATTCATTTAAACCTGTAGTAGTTTTTAAATCTATTATTTGATTGCCTCTTAAAATATCTGCTTTGGCTCTAAATGGTATTCCATCTATCATAGCTACTTCAGGTATTTCAAATTCTGCACCCATAAAATAACTTGTGGCTTCATTGTTCTTTAGAATTGCATCAGCTAATCTTTCAGCATCTCTTAATTCGTTTGTAGTATAAACGTTTTGATGTTCTTCTACTGCAAGTTTGTATTCTTTTGCTGCTTTAGTTTTACAATCTACAAATGTAAAGTCATCTATCTTATTAGGTTCAAGTATAAGTGTGTGGAATAGTTTACCATCTCTTAATGGTTGCGTTTCTGCTTGACCATACTTTGTAACATATTTATATGTTTTAGGTGATTTAAGCACCATCTTTAGACTTGAAGATGATAATGCTTGTTTTCCTAAATAACCATAGTAGAAATCATCATCGTACATATTATCTAATAGTTCCTGTTTGTCCCAAATCTTGTTGTCGAATGTTTTAATTTTTTCTTGCATCTTGTATAATTAAGTCGTAAATATAATAATGTGTTTGGATATCTCTTTCAGTTGAATCTATCATTGCCATAAACTGGTCGTCATTTAATTGTGCATTGAAGTATTCTTGGTATATCCATTGCAAGTCACGCTCCAGTGATTGTATCTTGCTAAATATTTTTATTGTTGCATCTTCATTCATTGTCTTGTTCAAGGTTTAGTATTACATCTATTTCGTTTGTAAAGTATGCTGATTGCATCCAGTCGTGTTCTAAAGCTGATAGTACTGCTTTTAGTTTAAGTGCTGCGTAATCGTTTTCTAATGTTTCTAAAACGTAGATTACATTTTCTAATTCTGTTTTGATTTCTTGCTTTGTCATTTTGTTTGGTTTTAATGTTGAAACAAATATAAACAAGTTATTAATATCCTGCAAGTATTAACAAAATTTTAACAAAAAAAAGGATAGCTAATTGCTACCCTCTAATTTTAGTTTTATAATCTTTCTATAAACTGCGTTTACTCTTTCACTATTTAATCCCCTGTTATAGTTAAATTTCATTATACGCAATATTCTTTGTAGTGCTGATTGTTTCATAGTTATAGTCTTTTAAGTTTCTCGAGATACAACAAAGCATCCATTAATTCTTCGGAGATGTGGGTAATCCATTCATCTCTTGTTAAATCATCTCTATCCATTGTAGTTCCGTATTTCTTTATTCCTACTTCACTACGTTGTTTAAACTTATTAATTACTGATTGTACTACACTATCTTTTACTTGTGCTTCAATCCATTGTGACATTGTGTCTTTTACTTTCATATTTTCTTTAAATTTTTTATTACCAATTCATAAACTTGTATTTCTTTTTTTAATTCACACCATTGCCAATCCGGTATATATATTTTTTCATCTTTTAAAATATTATTATTTTCTATTACTATTGATTGATAATTTTCAATTAAATTTTTAATGTATTTTTCTTTATCTTTCATATCAATTTGCTTTGGTTAATATATAATTCCATTATCTTTTTAGTTGCTTCGTATTCGTTAAATTCTACTTTCTTATTGTTTTCCTTTAAATATATTACATTTTTATAATCACTTGGAATATACTTAACTATGTAGAATCTTTTGTTTGTATTTGCTTCTAATGAATAAGCTACGTTTCTTTTAACACAATACACCATAGCATCTACTTCTTTATAGTTTGCTTGATATATTTCTATTTTACGTTTAGCCATCTATCCTTAAAAATTCAGCGTTACCATATTCAGCAAACCATTCTTTGTTTTCGTGGTACTTTTCAATAACTGCATTAATCATTACCAGTTCGTCTAAATCTGATGTGGTTAACTTTGTAGTTAAATCTTCAATGCTGCGCAAAATATTGGTAGTCATTTCGGCATCAGTATTGTATATCTTTCTATACTCGTCATAAACTGTAGTTTCCAAGTGGTTGTTTACTTTGTTTAGTAAATGCTTTAAAGCGCCGTTATATTGCTTTGTGAACCTTAAATTTTCATTGCACTCTAATAATAATTGCGATAATAATACGCTTTTTAAAAATTCTAATTGGATTGGATTGTCTTTCATAATTCGTTTAATTTTAATGCTTCGTTAATTTCTAAATATGTAACTTCTTTTTCTATTCTTTGTGTGTTATAAAATTGTGTTGTAGCAGGGTTTTTATTATTTATTTCAAACGTTGGGTGTATCTTATGCAGGTTAAAACTAAATACCCCTTCAGGTGTTGAATTTATATAAATTGGTATATCTAAATGCTTTTCACATTCTTCTATCATTGCATCATATTTTTTCTTTTCAAGTAGTAATGTTGGGTAATGTCGTTTCCTGCATTTTAGTTCTATACGATGTCCTGTAGTGGGACTATAACAATCCCACCTTGACATCTGATTCTTTGACTTAACTAAATCAGGGTAAACATTTGAGCGTAAAAACTCAAATAAGTCAGCCTCGTTCCAGTTAATCATTAACTTTGTATTCGTTATAAACTTTTCTTAAATCAGAAAGTGTATCCCTCCAACAAGAACTACAACTTGAATGTTCTAACTTTACATTAAAAACCCTATCATAAATAGCAGCTATTGTCCATTGTTCGTTTGGTGTTAAACTTCCCTTTGTCGGTTTAAGAAATTCAGTTAGCATATTGTAATCTGCTTCATTTAAACAGTTAACTTTTCTTCTATAAGGAATCAAGTTGTTTAGTTTAACTTTTCTTTCTTCACATCCGCAATCTAATCCAGTTGCTTTTGCGAATACTTCAACTGCTTTTTTAATTCCTGTTGCTTCTGTAATTTTTTCAATAGTGTCACCTAATCCTTTTGATGGTGCTTTTGTTCTTGCTTTTGCCATAGTTAGTAAATTGAGTTATAATCGTTAGTAATATAATCTTGATAATCTTTTTGAAACTTTTCTTTTAAAATAGCTTTATGATTCTTTAATGAATGGAATATTGAAATCAAACTTATACCTGTTTCTTTTGAAATATCTCGCATTGATAAATCAGTATCACGATATAGTTTAAATAGTTTTCTATCATACCAATTCCAATCTTTAATTTCTTCATCAATAAGTAAACATATTTCATTATAAGCTTTGTGTTCTTCTATGTTTGAATCATCAAATAATTCCCAACACCCATCAATGTCAACTTTGTTTACTTTTTTCTTTTTGTTATAGTATTGGTAAAACAAAGAACGTAATGTGAAGTACATATATCCTTTTCTTACTTCACCATCAGTGTCTAAAAGCTTTTCTGCATCAGCATATTTCCACAATGCAATATAACTTTCTTGAACTATGTCTTCAGCATAATCATATTCACCAAACGATTGTACCACTTTAATCCAGTCATCGTGATACACAGCTACTTTAGCCAACCATTGGTTACTCATAGGTAGTCCAAATTATTGTAAAAGATACAATTCCTAAAAGAACTTGAATAGTGTGTTCTGTTTCTTTTTCAAATTGTTCTGGGTTGTATAACCAACCAACCATAAAACCAATAACTGGGCTAATAATTAATTCACCCCCGTATTTTTGTATAGTCATTAAAATAACCCATACTACTGCTGCAATAGCAAATAAAATTGTAATCATATAAATAGTTTAAATTAATAATCAATTCTTCTTTTCTGACTATTCTAAACTAATTTATTTTTTATAGGTATAATTTAGCATCAATTACACCAAACTTTTTTTCTACTTCTACAGGTCTAATCTGAAAGTTAACATAGACGTGTGTTAAATTTTCATCCTTCTTGTACATATTCTTGACTGCATCAGCTACATCAGTAAAATGCAATTCGTTTTCTAATTCTATTAAGTCTTCTATTTGTTCTAACTTTAAAAGCACATCTTGCACAAAAGAAAACATAACTTTATTATCACAGAATATCAATCCTGTTCTTGATGCTGTATTTTTTAATTCCTGAATTTGGTTTTTAATAGTTGTTTTCATTTTGTAAATATAATTAAAAGTTATTAACAATTTAAAAAACTCCGGCAAGCGGGTCGTAAAAAGCACCTGCAACCTGTGGTAGACCAAATTTGTTAACAGTAAAACTAAATGTTTCAAACGATGCGTTTCTACTCCTTTTACAGCTTACAGTTACCAAGTCTTTGTTTACTGTGTTAAGTTCTAATTGTATTTGTGTTTCTGTTTTCTTTTCTAAAAAGCTTCCTAAATGTCCTGTAGGTTTATCTGAACCGAAGTTGCTATGGATTACCGTAATAATATGGCAATTTAATTCCTTTGTCCACTTCATTAGCTTTTGTACTACTGCATTTGATTCTTCAATATTATTTACATCACTACATAAATCAGCTACACCATCTATAATTACTAACCCTACATCTTTACCTTCTAATTTTTCATACAAGTACCATTCTATAAATTGTATGCGTTCTTTAAATCCTAATTGTCTTAATGCAAACGTATGATATTTCTTTGTATCTATTTCAGTCATATCAATTGGTCTTCTAAAAACCATTTGTGCGTGGAAGTTACCTTGCTCAGTGTCAAAATGTACTAAGTGCTTGCCATTACTATAGCCACGTAAATCACCACCAAAGGTTTCTATTTGCCCTTTCATATAAACTGCTGAAAGTAATGATATAAAAAATGTTTTTTTGCTTTTTGGTGGCGCTTGTACAAAACTAAAGTTTCCGTATGTTCCTAATGGTAGTGGGAATTCTTTCAGGCCTTCTCTTGTTTCGTATGTTTTTGTTCCTAAAGATAAAGCAGGCTCAGGGTGTTCTATTTTTTGTGTTGGGTCAATTCTTAATTCATCTTCATACATTTCCATTAGGAGTTGTATTGCATCTTTATCTAAGTCTATCATTTTTCTTTTCTTTTACTGCTTTAATAATTTAAAAAAAGGGGGTAGCTATATCCCTTTACTACCCCCAATTAATTTAGAACGGCAACCCGTCAGAAACTGTTTGTGCTTTTTCAGCAACGTTTTGTTCCTTTTTAACTGCTACAATGTTACCATCTGTCCAAACTACATTACCGTTACCGATGTAGTTTTTAGCTTTTTTAGCTTCACGCTCTTCTTTAGTTTGTGAATCTGTTAAAGAAACATTTTGTCCAAACTGGTTAGCTTCGTCGTTAACTCCAATTGTGAAGTTGTAATAAACTGCGCCATCTTTACCAGCTACAAATTTTTCTTTTGGTAATTTGTCAACTCTTAAACTTACGTTAATTAATGCACTCATAATATTTGTTTTTTACTTTGCCTACCTTTTTTTACTGTTGTCAGCTATTCAGTTTTATTTAATTATTATTTAGATTCACATTTAGCATCCTGACACATATTAAAAACTTCATCTATAGTTTCTTGTGTAAATCCATCAATTAACAATGCTGATATTATAGCTTCTCTAATTGCATAAGGAAAATGTATATCTTTTAAATCAAATGTTACTTTTGATTGTTGCTTGTTTCTTTTAACTATTATTTTCATATTACTTAACTTTTAACAATTCGTCTTTAACTGCTTTGGCTAATTTATACTTTTTTTCAATAGCTTCTATATTACCTCCACTTTTTAAGTATTCAATTGATTTACTAAATTCAGGTGTGTTTTTGTTTAACCACTTTTTGTCATCTTCAGTTGACTTCAAAGTGTTGCCAACTTTATTACTTGCTAAATTAGCATCATCATCTTCAGCTTGTAATGCTAATAAACTTTGAAGCGTGTATCTTCTATAGTAAGTAATTGCAGAACCTAATTTTTGTGGGTCATTAATTTCAGGCAATGCAATCCCTGATTCGATACTAAAACCTTTCGTATCAAATATAATACTCTTTACTAAACCATCTTGTATTGGTTGTAAAAGCAATAATTCGTGTTTTTGAATAATTGGTTCAACGTGTAGTAATAGTGAATTTACATCAAAGTATTTACTTTTAAAAAAAGGATTACTACTATCTTTTGATATTCTACCTACTTCAGCTTTTACTGCTGATAATTTTTCATAAAAATTTGTTTCTGTTTTCATAATTAAAGTTTTAAATTGTTTTGTTTAAGTTCGTAAATTTGTTGCTTGATTAATGTTTTGTACTCTTGTGTAATTCCTTCTTCTAATGCTTCAAAGCAATAAGTAGATAGTAAATTGTTTTCCTGTTTAAGTTTACAAATTTCTGCCTGTAATGCTTCTATTTGAAATCTGTTAAAGTCGATTAAATCTTTCATTAGTATCTTAAAATTATTTGGATTAAAAAATACAAGGCTAAAGCCTGTGCGAATAAAATTTGGTAGTTTGCTTTTGTTAAAAATGTTTTGATTGCTTTCATAATTTGTTATTTGTTAATGTTTGATGTGGCAAATATATAACAGGTTTTTTAATAACCAACTATGATTTTAAATTTTAACATAATTTTAACAGATTGGCAAAAAAAGGGCTACCGTTTAAAGTAGCCCAATTTAACATTAACCAAATTATAAAGAGAAATCAGAAAAGACTATTTAGTTGTGTGTAGTGTTCAATTAGTTCTTGTAGTTCTACGTCTGTAAATTTACGTATTTGTTGCGATTGTATATACAACTCTTCAGGGAAGTTATCACCATATTGTGAACAAAGATATTTAGTATATAAGTATATTTCACCTGCTCTAAACACATTACAAGACGCACATTGCACGTTACAGTTTCGTTCGTCCCAACGTGTGCTATAATGTCTTCTACTTGCCCAATGTCCATTCTGAAGTTTTGACCAATGGTCTTTTTTACCACAAGTAACGCATTGTGCTATATCATTCACTGCATCTTTGCGGCGAATATAAATTGAAAACACCGTATCAAGCTTTTTAATAAGAGAAGTCCTTGTTGGTTTCTTTGCCATTTACGTTGTGAATTATGTTTAATTTAGGTTTTAACAATTTAATGTATTTTTCTTCAAGCTTTAAAAGTTCTTGTTCAGAAATTTCTGCAGGAAGTTTTGCAATTATAGAAAAGCTATTAAATTCTTTTCCTTCATCTTTTTTATGTGTAAGTATTCTACTTTGTATGTTTATAGTTTTACCTACATATACAATTTCATTGTCTTTTATTAAACAGTAAATAAACTTAAAAAATTCAATTTCTTTTTTAGTGCTTATTAAATAACTTTTTAAATATTCTTTCTTATTTCTAATAGTTACTTTTTTATCTAAAGCAATACTATCTTTATTAGTTATTTCTTTATTTTGCTTTTTAAGGAATTTAACATTGGTATATCCTCTTTTAGTAGTTATCCAATTTTTAAAGCTTTGGTATTCTTGTTCGTTATAAAATACTTTATTATAACTTTTACCTGTTCCGTAATATTCACATTTAACTAAATATTCTAATTTCATATTTCTTTATATTTGTTTGGTTAAAATTATTACACAAATTTATATAAAAAAAGAACATCAAAATTTTGTCAAATGGTATTTTATTAACAAGTTATTTTATCTACCCTGCCCTGCGTATTTTTTTTTGTAGTTTTTACTGCTTTTAAGCGAAGAAGTTTTAGACTTTGAATGTACACAAGGTCTTGAGATTTTAACATCTAATTTAGCAGATACTTCAGTTTGTTTTTTAGCCATTACAATAGTATTTTTT